ACGAAACTTTGAAAGTCTTGAACCTCCTAGGTTAAAACACATGTTTACTAACACTCTTTGTATAACTTCTGGTAACTTTTCAAAGTCTTCCTCGCTACCAAAGACATGTATAGCTTCCTTGTAATGCTTTTCAAAGTCATCCTCATAATACATATCTACAACTTCTTGTGTGACAGGTGTGCCAACTTCCCAATCATATTCAGGGTCGTTAGGTTGGCAAAGGTGTCCAACTCCTAGAGTTTTATAGCCTAGACTATCCATATAAATTTCTAACACTTCGCCTTCGTGTCGCTTTATTTCAGCTTTGCAAAGTTCTATATTCATTTTATTATCTTTCTTGAAAAACATCTAATCCTAATTCCTCCATCTGTGCTGAGTAAGGTTGTTTTGTAAAAGTATCTTCTCTATCAGAAGGATTTTTTTTAGCATAAGGAACTGGATAATCCTCTGAAACTTCTTCACCTTTAAAATATTGTTGTCTTACTATTCCGCCTGTTGCGTATTGAGGTATAGGAGTAATTCCTTTTTCTTTAATTTTAGCAGCTTCATATAAACTTGTATCTAAACCTATAGCTTCACCTACAGCTTCTCTTCTAGTTACTTCTTTTGCTAAAGGCACTGATGTTTCAATAAATTTTACAGTTGACGAAATAGGTTTTCCTTCAACCGCACCTGTTCCTACACTCCAAAAATCATTTATCATTCCTGCTGCTGGATATAAACTTTCTATAGCATCATCTTTATTATATCTTAGAGAACTAAAAATTTTATCCGCCCAGAAAGGTAGAAATTGACCTGAGAATATTCCTGTATCTCCTAAGAATTTTAAAAAGTTTTCTTTGCTTTCAAAAGGTCTACCAAAGTCTTTTCTAAATTCTTCATTAGGATTTATAGCAACTTGTAACTGTCTAATTGTTGCATAAATAGGTAAACTTGCTAACATCATTACAGCTAATTTAGCATCACCATCTTCTATTCTTCTTAGTAATGAATTAGTTTGAGATGATTTAGCTTGAGCCCAAGATAAAAAACTTCCTAAAAATTTAACACTTGGATTATTAGATTGTGAAAATAATCTTCTATTACCAACTGTAGGAATTAATGCATCTCTATCAGCAGCTTTTCTACCGGCTCTATCTAATAAAATTTTACCTGTTTTATCAGCATAAGCTTCGTCCATATTTTTAAACTGACCTAAATATCTAGCATTTTCTTCTGTTAAACCTAATTGAGATTTTAATTCTCTTAATCTAGCAGGTTTTAACTTACCTTTCTTTGCTAAAACACCTAAATCAAAAGCTCTAAAAGCACCAGCATCATAAGCAAACTCTCTAGCAAATCTAGTTATTCTTCCTAATTGAACTATTTCAAAAAATTTTTCTTGGTATCTTATAATATTTTTTTGAGTAGATGTGTTAGCTGTTAAATTAAAATCACTGACTTCTTTTTGTAAAGCTCCGTTATATCTTCTATTATTCCATTTTCTTCCTAAAATACCATCTTTTGTATTACCGCCTCTTAAAGCTAAAGATTCTGAAGGTTTAACAGCATCTTTTCTAAAAGTTTTAAATTGTCTTACATATCCATTAAAAGCAGATTTGTAACTACCGTTTTGCATAACTTGTACTAAATCACCTAATGAAGGCAATGCAACTTTTACAAGTTTTGTAGTAGATAATAAAGCTTGTATAGTTAGTACAGTTGTTCTCCAACCGTCAGACTGGCTTCCAAATTGATTTAATCCATATACTTTAAAATTAGCATTAACAGTATCTGATATAGTTTTTATATCTTTATTAATTAATGTTTGTAAAGATTTATTAGCTTCTATATCTCCAAATTGACTATAATATTTTTTAAGGTCATTTATAACATCTTTTAACCCTTGACCTTGAGAACCAAATCTTCTGGCAAATTCAGTAACAGGTATGGTATTTTCAAACAATCTTAAATTTGTAAATTCTGGGTCTTGTATAAATAATTGTTTAGCATAGGCTCTAGCTTCTTGGTCAAATAAAACTCTTTCATTATCAAAAAATCTTGCTGATTGAATAATAGTTTCATTATCTTTTGTAACTTTACCATTATTTTTTATCATTCTAAGCATGTTATCTTCTAATGTTTGAGCATTTACAATTTCTGTTCTTCTAATATTATCAGAATTATTCAAATAATTTATAGCTTTTTGTTTTAATTGTTTTGTATCTAATAATTTAACAGTATCATCTATTAAATTTTGATTTTTATTTTGGATTCTAAATGCACCAGTAAGAACATCTATTGATTTTTTTCTTCCTAAATACTTTACCATATCAGTATCTAAAATTTGAGTCATACCATAAGCGTCTTCTTCTTTAAAAAATACTCCAGTTTTAGCAACATATTCTTTAAAAGATTTATTAAGAGATAAAAGTTTATTAGCTACAGTAATAGCTTCTGTATTTTTTAAATCTCCCTTTTCTAAAAAAGAATATTTAGATGTTTCAGGCATTTTATGTTGTTGAACTAACCTACCTGCTGCTAATAATGTTTCATCATCAAAGTCTTGTGTAATATCATACAAAGCTTTTCTGTAGTGGTCTTGAGCTTTAGCAGTTAATTCTTCAACTGATTCTTTAGCAACTTCTGTTATATCAGTAGAAGCTCCTTGTATCTTAAATAAGTCTGCTCCAAATTTTTGAAGTACTGGATTTTCAGCTTGAAGTTTTGCAGAATGACTACCTGCAAATAAAATTTTAGCTTTAGTTCTAAAATCTTTTCTAAAATTTAAATCTAATTCATCTAAAAAAACATCTTTTATTCTAGGAGAAACTTTAAATTGAGAATTTTCAATTCGCTTGTTTGCAAATCCTAAAATTAATCCTGACATAATTGCTCTATTCAAAGCATCATCAGTTTCTCCTTCACTAAAAGTTAAACCTACTAATCCACCTGCTGTAGCTCCAGCTAAAGGTCTTACTAATTCATGAACCATTGCTCTTGTTAAATTTTCACCTAACTTACCTTTTAACTGACCAGCATCGTAAGCTTTTTTCAAAGAATGTAATCCAACAATAGCTATATTTTTAGGTTGCTGAACGAATGTAATATCGTCAATTTCTTTTTGTAAAGTAATTAATTGTTTATCATAATCATTTATACTTCTATATTCATTAATTAATTTTTGTTCTGCAGGAGTTCTTTTAGGACTAATTCCTTTTAGTGCAGGTACTTGAGAAGGTAAAGTTATATTTTCAAAAGTTTTTGATTTAGCTATTTTCTTTTTTATTCTATTTATTTCAGAAATAATTAAATCTCTTTCTTGAAACTTTACACCTAATGTGCTTAAATTATCTTGAAATCTATTTATAAAAGGTTGCGAAACTACAAAAGCATCTTCGCTTATCTCCAACAAAGCTTTTTGTGTTTCTTCCGGTAAAGGTCCTGTGAATACAGGGTCGGTATTTTTTAAAGTAGTGGTAACAGTATTACCATCTTTATCAATAGTTAAAAGTTTTTCTTCTTGTTTAGAAGCTCCTATTTTTTTTGCAATTACATTTCCTAAAGCTGTACTACCTGCACCAAATAAAGAACCTATAGCAACATTACCTAAACTTACATCTCCATATAATGCTTTTTCTCTTAAGGCAACATCTCCTCCAGCCACACCTGCACCTACTGCAGCTTGAGTAATTTTTCCAGCTTTTGCAATTTTAGTCCATGGAATAAAAAAAGTAACTGGGTCAGCAACTGCTACACCTAATCTACCACTTAAAACAGTAAGGTCTTCTTTTTTACCTCTGAACTCAGGATATTCATTTAATATTTTTTCTTGTCTATCTTTTTCGATTCTTTGTGCTGCTTCTTTAAAATTTTCATCTGAAAATACAGACTGTACTCCAGCTTTTAAAAGTCTATAACTACTTCCAGCTATTGTAGGTTCTTGTGCTGCACCGTATTGTATTTTTCTAGTAGTGCTTATACCATCTAATGAAGTATAATCTATTTCTTGTTCTTCTCTATTACTTAAATCATTAATAATACTACCAAACATTTCTTTATCAGAAACACTAACAGGAACTTCTATTTGTTTTTTAATAGGCTCTTCTTTACTTTCAACAATATTTTGTTCTTCTTGTAAAGATTGCTGCATTAATTTTAATTTTTCTTCTTCCTCTCTTTTTCTTTTTTCTTCTTCAGTTTCTTTATCTGTAGAATCTTCTAAAAAGTTTAAATCATTTATTATAGATGTAAAAAAATTATTTTCTTCCATTTAACTAACCTGTTCCAAATGGTTTAAATCCTGATTGTAATGCATTAGCAAGTATATCTTTTTCTGGCTCTTTAAATTTTCTCCTATATAAATCTTCTAATGTGTCAAAAAATACAGGCTGAATTATGTCTAATTTATTATCTTTTAAAACATTTAAATAGATGTCAATCTTTTGTTTATTTCCTTCATTTAACATATTAGAAAAGTTAGTTTGTATATTTCCTAATTTAAATTCTTTTGGTTCTTCCATTCCGGGAAGTTGTAAACTAAATTTTTCATTAGGGTCAAAACTATTTGCAGCTCCTTTATATCCTGAAGCTTCACCATTAATTGTAAAATGATTGGATATAGCTTTTTCTATTCCTTCTCTTAAAAAATATTCTGCAGACTTAACTAATCCTTCTTTGTTTTGTTTTTCAAAATCTAACTCAGCTTGTCTAGAATAAGTTAATATACTAGAAACAAAATTAGTAGCTGCTTCTTGACCTCCTTGCTTGTCATCTTGTAACATAGTATATAGTTTTCTAATATTTACATCTTTATTATTAACTGTAAAAGAATATTCATTCAATGTACTTTGTGCTCTTATATCTGGTTCTGCACTTAAAGCTCTATTTAAACTTGTGCGATGACTAGCTATTGGTTGAGCTGAAACTGAAGATGTACCTAAAACACTAAGACGTTCTTCTTTTGTCATAGGCTCATACATTACTTTATTGTTTATATCAGATAACTCTGTTAAAAATTTATTATTACTTTCAATATCAATTTTTAATTGTGAAGTATCAAAACCTTTAGGAAGTAATAAATTTGTTCCTAATACATCTTGCTGTTCTAATTCAACTTTTTGTCTATCCCCAATTCCAATTGTATTTAAGAGATAACCTCCTACATTACTTTCATTTTGAATTAATTTTGCAGCTTTATTAAGTTTATCTTGAACAGGTTTAACATAATATTTTTTAGCTTCTTTTAATTCAGCTTCAGTTCTTCCAATATTTTCAAAATTTTGATAAAGGTTTAATTTATTTTTATAACCTGTTAAATCATCTTCAATTTTAGAATTTATAATATTTTTAAAAGTATCTATGTCTTTAGGTTTAGCATCATCTAATTCTCTTTTTTTGTATAAATCATATTGTTGCTGCCTAAAAGCATTTTCCCAGTTTACATCGTCTGTACCAGTTCCATATTTTTTCATCATACTTTTATGGTTTGTCCAAAACTCAATGCCTGAATTAAACTGTTCAGTTTTTTTATTTATTAGTCCAATATTACTTTTCCAAAATTCATCAGCTCTTTTTTTAGCTTGTCTCCTTAAAACAGCATTTCCTACTTGGACACCTAGCATTAAACCTGTAAATAGTTTAGCTTTTTTCTCTTGTTTTTTTGTTCTGCTTCTAGCTTGAGCTAGTAAAGATTCGCCTAATTGTTCTATTGCCATATTATTCCTCTCTACCTAATAAACTTTCTGATTCGTTTGTTTCTGGTTTTTCTAATAAACTTGGTTTTTCTGGAGGTGTAAACTTTTCTAATCTTTCTTCTATCTCTTTTGGAAATACTCCAGCTTTTGCTTTAGGAACTATTTTATCTTCTGCTATTTTTATAGCCTGTTCAATTCCAGATAATTGTTCTTCTTCTTCACTTTCATCGTCTTCTTCACCTTGATATGTAACGTATTTTTCTATACCTGCTTTTTCTGCAAAAGAAATAATCATATACATAGTAGGTTCTATTAGTAATAACATTAAATCAGGATTAAACATTCCTTTTTGAAAACCATCTGTAAGTATTACCTGTGCTATATCTGCTATAGGGACTTCATTTCTAACTAAATCCATAATAGAATGATAAGATTCTGGTTCTGTTAATTCTAAAAACAAAGCATCTATTGCGGGTTGTAACTCTACAAACTGTGGGGGCTGCTCCCAAGCATAGGGTGCATCAGGACTATTAGTTAAAGATGAACCCGGTATTGGTCTACCGTTATTAGCTAAGAACTCTAAACCATCTTGGTCAAAGTTTTTATATTCTTTTTTTTCCATTAGTTCATTCCTCTCATATACTTAGTCCATGTAGCATCTTGCAAACCAAAATTATAATCTGATTGTACACTTGCACCATGTATAAATCCTCCAAACATTCCACCCTGACTTTGTAAATTTTGTTCTTCTCTTATTAAGTCTCTTTCATTAAATACTGCACTATAGTTATTTGTAGGACCTAACATATCTACAACTTGTGGTGGATAAATAACATCTCCTTCTGGAGAAATAGAACGTGCTATTCCTTCTTTAACTCCTGCAGTTGCACTACTAATAGTTCCTTCTACTAATTTTCCCGGAGCATCAAGAATTGCTTCTTTACTTTTAGCTAATACATTTTCAGTAAAAGTTTTTTCTGTTGTTTTTTTTGCAATATCTGAAATAACATCATCAGAAACTTTACCAATTGCATCAGGAATAGTTTGAGATAGTTGTCCTTCAATAGTTTTTGAAGCTGCTGTATCTGATATAGCTTTTTCTGATAAGTTTGTACCTAAATCAAACTCTTTCATGTCAGGAGAATTTTTTACAAAATCTGAAGCATCTGCTTTAATACCAAACATTTCTTTAGCTTTTCCAGTTATATTTTGTAAACCACCACTAATTGCATCTGTAACTTTTGTAAAAGCTCCTTTAACTGCACTAGCTCCAGCATGAATACCTTTCATAACTGTACCAGCAGCTTTAGCAAAAAAATTACTGCTTCCAGCCATAGTGGATGCTAAAGTACCAAAGCCTTTAAAAACTGCACCAGCAGCCCAAGGCATTATAAATCCTAAAGCTATTTGACCAACAATACCTAATTTTGCAAAAGGTTTAGCTATTTTACCAATTACTTTTTTAATTTTTTTACCTATTTTTTTAATTGCTTTACCTATTTGTTTAGCTTTTTTTCTAAGCCATCCCATATTTTTCTCCTATTTTATTATACTTTTGGAAATAAACTTGCTATTAAAGTTGTCATTGAAGATACATTGGTTTTCCAATTACTTGCTGAAGCACCTTCATTAGCTAATGCTTGTGCATATAATTGAGCTTTTCTATTTTCTTCATTTTCTGAAGATTGCCAAGTATAATTAGCTTGGTCTCTTAATTCTTGCCATAAAAATGATTGAGCTTGTGAAGTCATGTTAAAAGCATTTTGTGCATTTTGCATAGCAACTTGATTAGCTGCAGCAGTATTAACTGTATTAGCTTGTCTTCTCCATGCTAAGTTAGATTGCTCAATAGCTTGTGCATTAGCTGTGTTAAACTTATCTCTTTCAAAAGCTGTTTGCTCATTAAACTGATTAATTTGATTAACCATAGCAGCATTAGCTTTTTCTAAATCAGCTTCTACTTGAAACTCTAAGGCATCTCTAGCATTTTGTTGTTGAACATTAAATTGTTCTGCTGTGTTTAATTGTGCTGTATTAAACTGGTCAACTTGTGCAGCTAAACTAGCCATAAACTGATTAGTTTGATTTTCACTAGCACTATTAAATTGTCTTGCAGCATTTTCAGCAGCTTGATTAGATAATAAAGTTTGTTGTTCTTGTTGAGCTTTTAACATATTAGCTTGTTGCTGATTGCTTAAATTACTCATGTCCATTTGTAAAAAGTTTTGAGCATTGCTTATAGCTAATTTAGTTCTTTGGTCTGCTGTAGCTAAATCTAAACTTGCCATAGCTGTAGCATTTTGCATAACAGCTTGTTGTTCAGCATTCATATTTGTAATAGCTACGGTTTGCATAAACTTACTGTTAGCTAACTCAACTTGTTGAGCTGTAGTAAATTTAGCCATGTCCATATTAGCTACAGTATTAGCATTTTGCATAGCTCTTTGTTGGTCAACATTAAGTTGAGCTAATCCCATTTGTTGTGCTAACTCTGCATTACGTATATTAGTCTGCATCTGCTTGTTAAGATTTGCAAGTTCTGTCTGTTGAGCAGCACTAAGATTTTCTGAACCAGCTTGATTCATAGCTGACAAGTTTGCAAGTCTCATTTGCTGTTCATTAGATAAATTAGCTAAATCCATTTGCTGTTTAAATGCAGCATTTTTAGATAAAAAATCTGCTGCAGTTTGCATCTCTAACATACGTTCTTGATTAACTGCAGATTGATTAGCTCCTTCAACTTGTGCTTCTATTTGAAGCTCTGTCATGTTTAACTGTTGCTCATTACCAAGATTTTGCATATTTGCTTGTTGTTGGTTTTGAGAACGTACTAAAGCAGCTTGTTGTTGATTTTGCAAGTTTTGAATTCTAACTTGTTGTTGTTGTTCAGCAGTTGTCATTACAGCTTGTTGGTCAAATTGACTTTGCATCACTCTCATCTGTTGAGACATTTGAGCTGTTTGACTTGCAGCATCTTGACGATTAGCCAAGTTCTGCATTCTTAATTGTTGTTCTTGAGTAGCTTGTTGTAAGTTAGCTTGTTGTTCGTTACTTAAATTTTGAGCTGCTCTTTGTTGTAAAGCTTGTGCATTACTTTGTGCCATTGGTAAAGCACTTTGAATTATAGAATTAAATAAAGCATCTCTTCCAACTGTAGAAGCTGTCATTCCTCTTTGAGCTAACATAGCATTTACAGAATCAACAGCAGGTCTAGCCCACATAGGTATTTCACCATCTTCTAGACCACCTAATAAACTTTCCATTTGTGAAGATACTAAAGCTTCTTGTGGTAAAGCAGCAACTGCAGCTTGAACTTCTACAGGTTGTGTATCTATTTGAGCTTCAACTGTTGCAGGGTCTTGTACAACTGCAGCAGCTATGTCTGGTGGTAAGTCTGCAGTTTCTGCAATCATATCTGCAGCAGCACCTTTGGCTGCAGTTCCCTTTACTGCTCTTTGTTTAGCAGCTTCATATCCAACTGTATCATTAATAGCAGCAGCAACACCATCAGGTGCAGTTTCTCCTGTAATAGCTTCACGTTCTTGTCTTTCAGCATCTGGAGTTGGATTTACTTGAACATTAACACCAGCAGTTACTTCTGGAACAAAAGCACCAGCAGATAATACACCGTCTACGTTTTCAGCTTTTGCAGCATTTGCAATATTTTCTGAGATTTGTGCAGCTACTGCAGGTCCTGATAGTTCTCTAATTTCGTTTACTTTAGCAATTGCTTCTGGTGATAATTCTCCTATAGCAGCTTGAACATCAGGTTTATCTGTAATTTGCTCTGCTACCATTTGTGCAGCTTGTATTTGTTCTGGAGTTTTTGCAGTAGCTACATCTTCCATTATCTGAGCTTCTGGTGCAGGACCTACTTCAGCAGTTTCAGCTTCAATAGCTTCTCTTTCTGCCATAGTTTTAGCAACACCTAACTCTCCTATTTCTACTTCTTTAGGAGGAGCTATAGTAGTATCTTGTTGTATAAGTTGTTCTGCTTTTTCTTTAGGTGTCAAAGGTGTTTCAGTATCAGGTGTACCTGTCCCTGTACCTGTACCTGTACCTGTACCTGTACCTGTACCTGCAAAGCTTTGTAAATAAGCATTGTAAGCTGCTTGTCTTTGTTTTCTCCAATTAGCTAGTGCTGTCTTTGCTTGTGAACCTCTTGTAGGTCCTTCATATCTTCCGTACTGCTCAAAAAACTCTGCTTGAGACATAGGAGTACCTGTTTGTTGAGAGCCTCCACCATATCTACTTGTTGTTTGAGCTTGAGCAGCTTGTGTTGCTTGAGCCACGTTTGCCATAGTATTTATAGCACCTGTTAAACCACTACCTCTAGATGTAGGTTTAGCTTGTTGAGGTTTAACATCACCTTCTCTACCAATGAACATTTGGTCAGAGCCTTTTCTACCTATAAAATTAGGTCTTTTAGGAACTCGTCTTGCTTCTATTTCATTACCTCCACCTTTTAATGCTGCTATTTGTTCAGGAGTAACACCTCTTTCTTGTAAAAATTTTATTCTTTCTTCTTCACTTATCTCTGGTAAATCAATTGGCAATTCTACAGGACCGCCTGTTTTTGGAGGAGTTGGTCTTATAGTACCGGTACCACCACCTACACCACCAATAGAAATAGGTCTACCTCTACCTCTAGAAGGTAATGTAGGGTCTATTTTAACACCGGGTAATGTTGGACTTCCTATAGTTCCGGGAGGTAAATCACGAGGTGTAGCAGGTGTTCCAGTTTTAAGGTTTCCACCAAGACCACCAGTTGTAAGGTTACCCGGTTGTACAGATTTTTGAGGTTCTTGTGCTATAGGCTTACGTACAGGCTGTACAGGCTTAACTTGAACAGGTTTTTTAATAGGTTGAACAGGTCTATTTTTCATTCTTTCCATTAATTCACTGGTACCAGTTGTATATTTTTGTCCAAGCCCACCTACAGCAGCTTTAACTCTACCACCTTTACGATAATCTTTTCTTTTAGATTTATATTTTTGTTTATATGTTTTTCTTGCCATAGTCTTATACCTATATTTTACTTGACTTCGAACAGTTTGTCAAGCTTTTCACCTAATTTATCTATTCTATTTATAAGAATATCAAAGTCATTTTTTAATTCTTGTTTAGTTACGTAATCTTTTGCCAACTCTTCACGAGTCTTATTTAAGAGTATATCAATTCTTTTAGCTTCTGACGTGTTTTGTCGAATACTGTAAAGTATTGGAGCCAACACCAAAGTTATAAATATATTCCAAAATAAATAAGGTGTTAGTTCCATACTTATTAGTTAGCTGCTATGTATGCTTTACCAGTTGTAATAGCATCTGTATAAGGCGTTTTATCATCTGAACTGCCTACTATATCAGGCGTATCGTCATTTTCGTCTTCAGGCTCATACGCTAAGATAATTTCTAAATGGTCTACATTTCTTTGTACAACCTCGTTAATTTCATCTTGTGTTAAGTTTGAAACTGTAGGTTCAGCAGAAGCATCTGTATTAATACTATTAATAAGATTTACGCTGTCCATTGCACTATTCAAACATTCGCTTACTGTTAATGTCATATTATTCTCCTTTTAAAGTTTGTATCTCGGCTTTTAATTCATCTACTTGTGATGAAAGCTCCTGAATTGATTTAATTAAAGCAGGAACAAAAGTAGCATATTCTAACGATTGTTTAGTTGTATTTTCATCTTCATCCCAACCACTAAAACTTACACCCAGCTTGTCCATTGTTTGTTTTACTTCTTGAGCAATTAAACCATCAACAAGTTTATCTGGGTTGTCTAAATCGTTTTTATTTTTATCTAAAAATTCTTCTGGGTAATCTTTAGGTGCAACTCTTTTATATTTTCTAGGCTTAAGGTCTTTTATAAACTCAAGACCTAAATCAGAATCTTCTATTTCTCTTTTAATTCTTTCATCTGAATAAGTCGAAAATGCAACTTGTCCTTTAATAGCAGAAACACTTGTATTACCAATAAATACGTTATTAGAAGAAGTAACAGAAATGTTATATCCCAAAGATGTTGCATTTGCTATAGTTGCACTAGCATCTGCTCTATTACCAATACATGTATTTTGAAATCCTGTTGTTACAGTATCTCCAGAATCGTAACCAACAAAAGTATTGTCATCACCTGTTGTTACTTGCTCACCAGACTGATAGCCAATAAAAACATTGGCTTCAGATGAGGTTGCTCTAGTACCAGCATTACTCCCAACCATAATATTATCAGAGCCAGTAAAACTACCAGAATCCGCAGCTAAATCACCTATAATAATATTATCGTCACCAGTAGCAAAACGAGCGGCTTCATTACCTATTCCTATATTTCGATTGCCTGAGGCATTTCTCAGAGCTTCACAACCAACAGCTACACAGTCTGTTGTATCAACACCAGAGCTTTGTAGTGCAACAGACCCAACCGCAGTATTACTATGTCCTGTAGTTACAGCCGCCAGAGAAAGATAACCAACTCCTGTATTATTATTTGCAGTTGTATTAGAATCTAAAGAACTAGAACCAACTGCTGTATTTCCAGTTCCTGTAGTGCTTAAATATAAGGCTCTATAACCAATTCCAGTATTATTATCAGCATCAGATGATGTTAAAGCCTCACGACCAACCGCAGTATTTTGAGAGGCTGTTGTATTTGCATCTAATGATAATGCACCTATAGCAGTATTTGAAGTACCTGTAGTGTTTGCTTCTAAAGCATTTCTACCAACTGCTGTGTTATTACTAGCTGTAGTATTAGCACTTAAAGCACCTTTACCAACCGCAACATTATTTACACCAGTTGTATTAGCATCTAAAGCATTAGCTCCAACTGCTACCATAGCATCACCTGTAGTGTTTGCTGATAAAGCACCATGACCAAATGCTGAATTATAACTAGCAGAACTATTAGAAGCTAATGCACTTCTACCAAAAGCATTATTGTATGAACCGCCTGAATTGGCTGATAAAGCACTATATCCTAGAGCATTATTCATAGTGCCACTTGTATTCGCATCTAATGCTAAAGAACCTACTGCTGTGTTTTCTGCACCTGTAGTGTTTGCAGCTAGTGCTGATTTACCAACTGCGGTGTTTGAAGCACCTGTAGTGTTTGTATACAAGGCAAGTGAACCAACCGCAGTGTTATTGTCTGCTGTTGCTGAAGTAAGAGCATCATTTCCTATCGCTACATTATTGCTTTGTGTAGTATTAGCATCCAAAGCACCAACACCGATGGCTACATTAAGTGAGCCTGTGGTATTTCCTGCTAAAGCAATATAACCAATAGCTATATTATTAACACCTGTAGTGTTTGCTGTTAAAGCACTTAAACCAACAGCAGTATTATTTGATGCTGTGGTGTTTGCTCGTAATGCTTGTTTACCTATAGCTGTATTAGATGAACCTGTAGTGTTGTTTTCTAAACTTTCTGTACCAAATGCTGAGTTATCTGCTCCAGTTGTAGTTGAACTTAAAACATTAAAACCTACACCTGAGTTAGCATATCCTGATGTTAAATTTGTTAATGCTCCTGAACCAATAGCAACATTATAACTACCTGTAAGACTTCCACTATCTAAAGCTGTATCACCTAACGCTACATTAAATGTACCAGTTGGATAATTACCATTAAGTTTAATTGTTCCATCTACATCAAGAGTAGCTGTCGGAGATGTGACCCCAATGCCTACTCTATTTGAGGTATCTATACGCATAGATTCGGACCAAGTAATATCATTACCTGCTGTTCCTGATGCAGCTTGTCTAAATATAGTAGTTCCATCTGCAAATAACATTTGTGCTGCTCTTACATCTTTTACGTATTCCCAACTACTATCACTTCTAAATATAGCGTTGTTACTAAAGAAACTTTCATTACTGTCATTTAATCCTTGAACAACAGTTGTTTCTCCAATACTTACTAAAGGATAGCCTGTATTTGCATCTGAGGGTGGACTTCCTGAAATACCAACTGCTGTACCTGATATGTCTACACCTCTTGAGGTTGTACTAAGAACTGTTGTACCTAAATGTTTTAAAGCAACAGTTCCGCCATTACCACCATCAGTACAAGTTAAATAATCATAACCATCAGAATCTTGTAATTGTAAGTTTGTTCCTCTAACTAAAAGGCTACCAGTTCCAGCTTCTTGTATTCTTGAATTAGACCCATCATGATAAATCTGTAAATCTGAACCTGCTCCAAAGATAGCTTTATCGTTATCGCCAAAGTTAATGTCAGCACTTGTTGTAAGACCGTCAGTAGTTATTACGCCTGTTACGTCTATGCCTGTTGAGGTTGTGAGTAATTTTAAATCACCATCATAATACAGTTTTGAAGCACCACCATCTTCAAAATTTGCATAAAGTTTTGATGTATCAGCATTTGTTAGTCTTAAATCACTTGCTGCTCTAATATATAAAATACCTGTTCCAAGTTCATCAATAAAACTATTATTTCCATTATGATAAATCTGTAAATCTGAACCTGCTCCAAAAATAGCTTTGTCACTATCAGCAAATAATATGTCATTACCATTAGATGCTAAATCACCACCTAACTGTGGAGTTGTATCGTCAACAACATCACCACCACCGACACCACCAACTTGAGAATCTACATAAGCTTTAATAGATTCTGAAGTTGCTAAAGTTGTAGCACTTGCAGTACCAAAAGTATCATCGTCAATAAAGTTAGCGATAGTTATAGTTCCATCTGATAGTGAACCATAAGTAATTGTGCCTGAAGCATTAAGAGTTCCTGTTACATTTACTCCAGTAGATGCTGTACTTAAAACAGTTGAATTAGCTACTTGTAAATTTACTGTTCCTCCAGATGCAGCAGTAATTTGACCGCCTGTACCTGTTGTAATTATTCTTAAATCAAAGTCATCAGAGCTAGGAGATTTTAAATCTATAAAAGCTCCTGTAGTTCCAGATACTTCAATAGTTCCATAGCTTGAACTAGCGGTATTATTTATAATCATACCAGACCCAATATTAAGACTTGTTAATGTTCCTACGCTTGTAATATTAGGTTGAGCTGCAGTTTGTAAAGTTCCTGTAATTCCACTATTAGATGATAATGTTGTAAAACTACCTGCAGCCGGTGTTGCTCCTCCAATAGTTGTAGCATCAATAGTACCACCATCAATGTCTGGAGTATTAATGTCAGGGCTTGTAAGCGTTTTGTTTGTTAAAGTTTGTGTTCCTGTAAGTGTAGCAACGGTAGAATCTATATTAACTGTAACAGTATTACCTGAACCTACAGTATCTAAACCTGTTCCACCAGCGATTGTAAGGCTTTCTGAGTCGAGGTCAATGCTTAAGGCACCACCTGTATCACCTTGGAAATCTAAGTCCTGTGCAGTCACCTGAGAGTCTACATAAGCTTTTACAGATTGTTGAGTTGGCACAAGCGTTGCAGAGTTTGAAGACATATCATCTTCATCTGCAAAAGCTGTTATAGTTATTGTACCGTCTGATAAATCTGTAAAGGTAACAGCACCTGCAGTTGTACCACCGATAGTAACACCATCAATAGTTCCACCATTTATGTCTGCACTTGTTGCTGTTAAACTTGTAATTGTTGTGGCAGCAATAGTACCACCTTCAACTTTGTCACCAGAAATTTGGTCATCTGCTAAAGTTAGTGTACCTGATGAAACGTCTAAAGTTTTACCAGAACCTACAGTTATATCTGAAGTTGCTATTGTAGCACCATCAATTGTACCACCGTTTATGTCTGCTGTATCAGCTACAAGACTATCTATGTTAGCTGTACCATCAATGTAAATGTCTTTCCATTCTTTTGTAGAGCTTCCTAAGTCATAAGTGTTATCTGTGTTTGGTATGACGTTTGAATCAATCTCTGCAGCTAAGTTAATGCTGTCAGTGTCTGCATC